TGCGTACTTGTTGTTGTCGCCGTCGACTGCACCATGCACCGTGCAAAACAAAATTCCTGCACTCGTTTGCTCTGGCATGACTACTGTATTGTACGAGTCCACGCGCAAAATCGTGTGCATAGCACCTCCTTTGAGGGCGAGAGTATGGGCGGAATTTACAGGCCCTTTCTCGAGTTCAGAACATAGCGACATCTCGCGAATATCACAAGGAGCTGGCATTCTGGGGTCATGAGCGTAGCCCAACATAATAGCACCACTGTGCATCATGCTGCATGACGGTGTGTACCCGACACGAAAAGACTCCACTGAGAAGAATGAAAAACCCTTCGCAAAGCGAGAGAGCCAAGGCACAGCAATCCTTGTAGGATTGACCCTGAATCCGCGCTCCCATCCGCCAACAGGCCGAAAGTGATCCCCCGAAGCAAGCGCCGTGATGTAATCTCGATGCTTGACAACCGTGGCAATCCCCCTGTTTCCGATGAAAGGCAAATTACTTCCAACCGTGGCAATCTGCGTACTTCCCTGATCTTCCAAGGCAATGGCAACCTTCTCTTTGCTCCACCATTTGACCTGCTCACGCTTCGTCTTCGACGGCGGCGCAAGCTTAACCAACTGTTGCGGCCGTACAATAGTGACCGGCTGCTGAACCTGCTTGTTGACTTGCGGTTTAGACACACTTTTCTTAGCGCCAACTGACTTAGAATTTTGTGTTTTTGCCTTACTCTTAAGCTTCAGGCCTTGTTTCTTATTGTTCTTCATAAGGATTCGCCGAACTCGCCGACTGTTCATCCCCACAACGCGCAATTCCGCGCTTGATCCGTGCAGTCTGTAGACCATCTGACCGGAGTCTTGGTAACGTCTGTATTTTACAAAACTCAATAACACGTTTTGGACCACAAATGTGAGAACCCTTATTGGGACACGTCAAGTACGTTCGTCATAGTCTGATAAACACACTTGCTGTCCCCTTCGTATGCATAGGCTTCCATGGTCGTACTGTCATACGGATTACATCCACCTTTCATGTAATTTTCTTCATGGAAGTACTGCTCCTGCATACTCATACCGAAAACTTTCTCCATGAGGCACCTCGCCCCGTCGCACGGTTCCCGGTAGTAATGTAGCACGTTGACATTGAATGGCACATCCAAAATCTGACTTACATAATAGTCTCGAGCGAACTCCTTTCGAGCCTTCTCTTCATCATAATTACTACCTATTCGAAGCAGTATCTGACGACAGATGGGCGCAATGACAGGACATCCGCGGTACTGAACCATGTAAGATATACATTTTGCGTATAACAATGAATTGCAGTGTCGTTCATTCAACGTAAAGGCACTGGGATTGAATGACACATTGATTTGACGGAGAAAATCCTGAGGTGACGTTATTAGTGTCCGACTCTCATAATGCAACACATTGCCGCAAAATGAAGCCTCACTAAATCTCGTATGCCTCTCGATCTTAATCCGAAACCCAAGCTGAGCATAATCCTCCTCTTCTGGCAAGGTGCTGCCAGTTTTGAAAGCAGAAATGCAATCATCACCTTCCACATCCGCGCAAATCAGGTCGCACTGTTTGCGCTTGCAGATAAAGTGCAATATCATCGCATTGCTGAATCCATTGCCAAGTGACGTGACCATTTCACCTGACATTCGTGTAGCCTCCACCCGTGCTCTGAAATACTTGTTCTTTAATGTATTGATCTTGCAAATACTTCTAAGCACAGCGAGCGCCTCTGGATGGCCTCGCAGCATATGTTCATACAGCTCCATTTCGCAGGCTGTCATGAACCTTCTCCCGAAGGATGCCTCGAAAGAGGTGAAGTCCGTGCAAACCAAAACTTCATACGGACCATACCTCATGTACAAGTAGTCAAACCTGTCCTCAAAGGGTATAATTTTGAAGAAACTGACAGGTCCTTTCATGTGATAGACTTTGTGCTCCAACACAGTGACAACTGGCCCGAGCGTTGACTTGCTCGGGTCTTTCCTTGCACAGATCCAGCGCGGAGGTTTCATCTTAGGATAAAATTCGTCTTTGATATGTGCCTCCACATCTAGATCATATTCGTCTGGTATCTTCAGGTACGCAAGAATCAAGTCCAGCTTGCGTTCCCCATTGTAACCCCGATGGCGCGCAATGTACTCAAAGAATGACAACACCTCGTCGAACATAAATGGTTCAATATTCTGACGAACTGTTTCCCTCAAGCACAATGTAAACTGACGCAGGATGTCTGGATCCGGCTCGTTCTGGGTGCCCAGAATTCGCTTAACCAGCCCATCGAAAATACTGGTGACGTCATGCTTATCAACAATGTACGGGTATGTGTTGAGATATCCAATGTTGGGCATGAGCGTAACAGCTCGGTATTTCCTGGGTTCGACTTGAACGTGTGCATATTTACTTGGAATCAAGACCCTATTCTCCAAATGCTGTGCGAATATCCCACGTTGCGGGAATCCGATCACTACGTTCGGAGAGCACCAGATCTTAGCACTCTTTTTCAAGTCAAACGACGACACTTCAACTTTCTCCACGTTCATGCGATCCCGTGTAAGTTTGAAAAGTGTCTCTTTTGCGTTCCGAGTGGCCGCGCAGCGCCACTTGTAGCCTAGAATCGCGTATCTCCCACTGTGGGAATAGGCGGATTGTCCACTACGCGGCCCAACAAAAAATTTTTGTTGTTCATATCACTGAGGCCTGCGTAGTGTTTGAGAACATGATGTTCCACAAGTCTTCCCATCACTGACACCTGATTAGCACATTCTGAATTGAATTGTCCGATGGCCGCGTTGTATGTCACAACAGCATGGTTCTGCGTAATTGAAGACTTAGCTGATTTGATTGAAGCCTTCAATTTCTCGAAATCACCTCGAGGCACATAAGTGTCAAATTTGCCGTCTTCCAACGGCATCATATCGTACTGCCCTTGCAATACCACGCACTGATGTGGAACCTTAACTGTCACATTAACCAACTTGCCATGATTTGGACCGGGTGTAGTACACACCTCCTGCTTAATCTTGTCAATCTGATGTGTGTCATGGGACTCTATGGCCGCGTCGACATCAAGAAACTTATCCTGACACCACCACAACCAACAGCAACAAATCCCATTCAAGAAGCACTTGAACATGCTCTTTCCGCACACTCCCAACTTTTTGCTGCGCACAGTTCGAACAACACAGTAGAAGTCCATGCCTCTAGTAAGGCGCGCTGGACGAAACAACTTGTTGCGATCACGAACGATGTAACCGTTCTTCAGGCCAACACGTTCACGCTGGGCCAATTCCATCATCACAGCACGACTGCCGCGAGTTGGTTTGCCAACGTGCTCAATGTCACGAAAAACCAGGTTCCTTTCATTCTTGCTCGAAACACAAGGCACAATAACTTCTTTGTAAGTATCGATTTCTTGCCTCAGTTGAGCTGACCTCCTGCATCCACAGCAACACTTGGTAACACACGATGCTACCGTATCCTCCCCTTCTGGATCAAGTTCAGTCGAATCAATGAACGACTTGGCGACATCATAAATAGCATCCATGTGGTCATTGAACCATGTTCCAAATGATTGTGCCCACATTCCTGCCATTATTTTGACCTGATGCCACCTCGACGGTCCGCCAACTGAACGCTCACCTGCAGCTCGATCTCGAAGCTGACCATAGAAATTCGAATTCACTGTGTAATACGCACGTGAATCTGTGTCCGTACCATAGTCAGCGCTCGTACGAGCTGTAGGCGGTGGACTGACGAGCACATTCCCATTGATTTCCAGCGCAAACCATCATCATTGCATGGTTTCTCCACTTCCCAGTTTCGGTCATGACGTTTCTCAACCTCAACTGGTGGCATGTCTTCTCGCTCGAAAACAAACACCAAATCAGTTTGTGCCCCCTCTCCCATTTCAAATCGGTACCACGTCACAAATTTGCCTCCGTGAAAATCATCAAGCAAAGCATCAAAACAATCATAACGTATAGCGTTGCGATGCTTCGTTCTCAACTTCTTCACATGCTGGATCAGGCGCTGTTGTAGCGTCTTGTTGAAAGCCAGTTCGCTCATTTCCTGAGCCAACTGTTCCACGCCCTTCGAGCTAGTAAACTCGAGTGTTCCAGCATCTCTTTCCGGCAAATCTGGACTAACCAACACAACTGGATGCTTAGTATCTGTCACTGGTGCGTCATTCACAATGTGCACGCCAGGTGTTAACAATTTTTCATTCTCAACTTCCACTGCATTCCAAGTTGCTTCAAACAACCGACTCAAACGGCGGCCCTGTCCAATGGGCCTGAACGATCTAATGTGCATCGTTCCTTCCAACTTCTCAATTCTTGATCTCAACAACTCCACTTTATACACACTATGACACAATATGTACATGTTCATAGTGTAACTCGGTGAAGACCAAAACCAGCGTTTGCCTGGTTTCGGTTTTTCGACAGCCACCTCGGCCAATGGCGCGATGTCGACAACCTCTTTAGACTCAATCACTGGCGCTGTAGCCTCCAGTATTGGCGGTTGACTCAAAGTAGGAGCATCATCATCTTTCTTCATTTCAATCACGATGCTCTCGCTTTTCACGACATCTTTTGGTTCTTCCACGACGGGCTTGTGCTCTTCGTGGCCGAAAATGCCGGTAACCTCAACGGATTGTGTTCCCTCCTGAGGTTCTGTCTCAACGGCATCTTCTTGCGTTTTCTTGTAACGCACCGATTCCTGGTACTCCAACAACGTCTTCAACGCATAATGCATCTGGATTGTCACTCGACGAAATTCTTGAATTGAACTCGGAGTGTAGTCTTGTTTCGTTGTGACCGAAACAAACTCTCTCATCATGTCTTCCATGAGCGTGGTTATAGCATTGCCACGTTGATCATCCGTCCAGGTATGACTTCGCAAAGACTGCAAAATCTTGAACGTCTTCTATAGCGGCACGATAAACCTCATGAAGAACTCTATTCTCTTGATGAGAACCTCTTCCTTGTCGCACTTGCGCCAATCCGTTGTCACAAGTTCATCTGGCAAATAAATGAACAGCCCTCCTTTCTCATGTCTGATGCAGCTGGTTGGTGTGAAATCAATAATCTCTTGCGTCAACCATTGCTTCCGAAAATCAGACTGGACCAAAGGGGCACTTTCATCTGGCAGTTTTACCTTACTGTACGATGTCAGCACTTTGCGCCCTCTGCGCACCTGGTTCGAGTTTTTCGTCCTCGAATTAGACGTGTTCTGCTTGTTCCTACCGTAGCTGCGGGTTGTTGTTTTTGTCCTTAACTTCGACATATCTGGGTTTTCCGAGATTGCCCTAAATTAAACCAGAGATACATACGGGAAAAATGTCAAGCTCGTGTCGGCGGGTTTCATCCAGGTTTTTCATTGTCGATTAGCACTTCTGCTTCATCTCCCTAGTCTTCCACCTACGTTCACGCACAGGCACCCTACCCACGTCGCACCATCACACAAGACGGCTGACTCGCAACCTGAAGCCTCCTTTTCCTTACTAGCTAGTATCTAGCATCACACAGACCACTCACCCCCAAACCGAACAAATGTGGACTTTTATGGACCTTGGTCCAACCACACGGCTGGGAGCTATTTCACGTTGTGACCTTCGATTGACTAGCGATCGGAGAGCGAGTATCAGGCAGCATGGGCTGCACTCTCGAAAAAAGCGG